AAAAATTAAATATTAAAGTGCTTCTGCAATTTACATGACTAGGCGGTGAATCAAATATTTGCCCGGTTGCAGAATCCTTAAACTTTTCATTAAGCCCGACTGTCTGGCCATCGAGTCTATTACATAAAGCTGAAGTTCTATCGTCTTCTGTTGCCAGCCAAGTCTTACTCATAGTTTCACCAGAACGTTTCATGGCCTGTAAAGAACCTTGATTTTCTGCCCTGTTTGTTTCAGTTCTGGCGATCATAACTGCTCGTTCTTCACCAGCATCAAAAACCTTCTTGACTCTATCTTTTAATTGCCCTATGCCCTCGGCGTTAATGAAGCCCCTCTCTAGTTCTTGACGTAAGTCGTTTGTTATCTCTTCAGTCATGCCTTGTATATTCTCGAATGTATGATCTTTAAGAATCTCTATAACTTCTTGGTTCATCATAATATTTCTATTTAGAGATTCTTCTGATTTATCCCAGCCTTTGATAAACAATTCTTTAATTGTTGCATCACTGATTTCCTTTATACCCTCAAAAGTAAGCAAGTCATTCAAGAATTTAATAACCTCACGAGTATCTTTTAATTTAGCTATTTGTTGTTGACCTTCTTCTTTTTCTAATAACTCTATGATTCTTTTTTTGTTTTGCCTCATTAGTTTCTTGATTCTTAATTCTAAACCTTCACCTTCTTTTGGAAATAATGGAGCTGAAATTGCTGATGCAGTGGTGAGAGCTTTCTTTTCCTTTTCTTTTTTCGGCTCTTCTTCTTTCTTACCATCATTTTCTAATCCTGCCTGTTTTCTCATATCTTCACTATTTGGATTATTGAAATTAAACGTATTTTCAGAAACAGCCCCTTTAACCTTATCTCCATCTTCTACTTCTTCAAGTCCTTCACTCCTTCTTATTTCGTTAATTGTTCTGAAGGTTTCAAGTTGTATTTTATACAACCCAGCTTTTTTTGTATCTTCCTCAACATCAAACATATTGAATTTAAACTCAATCTTTTCATATTCAAACTCAGAGATAATTTCTTTATTGATATGATATTCAATCATTCTCAAAAGTGGATTAATCGCCCTCTTCCTAAACACTTGACTTTGCACAATTTGATTGGCCATGCCCTTTGCATCTTCTGTATAACCAAGCTCTGTTGCAGTAACCCCAAATGCAGCCCACACCATTTTACTAAACCATTTCTGCTGTTCAATCAATTCAAGCTCTGCATTAGAAAACTGAATCCTTGTGAAAATAGGTTTCTTATTGATCATTGGCATTTGATAAGGCTTACGTCTCCAATTTCCTGCACTGTCTATCTGCCTGACTTTTTCATTCCACATCTCCTCAAATGCCTTAACAGAATCCGCATCGCTATCCTCTAAACCTAAAACACCTCTGGGAATATTATTATCATTGAAATATTTTAGATTGTCTTCAACTCCGTAAATTAACATTTGGATTGCTTCTGCTAAAATCTCAATAGGGCTCCGTCCATAGAAGCTATCTGTTCTTGGATTTCTCTCCAGCCACACAATCTCTCTCCTACCAAAAGGTATTGGCTTAATTCCAGTTACCCAACCATATTGGAAATAAGCAGCTTGGTTTCTAGCGTCAGTATATGTTAGTGCTCCTGAACCAACATTAAATCCTTCTTTAGAACTTCTAACTATCTCTGCGCCAATTAACAATTCCTCTCTGTCAGTAAACATACCAAATATATCTGGGTTCTTAGTAAATGTGGCACCGTCCTTAGCAACAATTCCAACCATTTCTTCTTTCATATTAAATTGCTTAACAATAATCCCAGAATCGACCTCTAAAATATCCCTGACAACCTTTCTTAATATTTTCTCAAAACTCTCTTTATTTGTGTTTGGATTATCAAAGAACTTTATGACATGTTCTATCTGCTCTTCCTTGCCCTTTTCATCTTCACCCTCTTCCGGCACTATATTCCACTCGACAGAACTAATCTCGTCAATGATTGTAGAAATACACATCTCAACATAAGGTGTTGCAGCCAACCTTCTAATTTCAAATAAATTAACGTTTCTAGGATATCCGAAAGGTGGCTTAAATAAGAATTTTGGCTCTAGAGCTTTGTTTAATTCATCTCTAGATTCTTCTGTGATCATGCCAATAGGCAATACAGCTTTTTTCTCCGTACTTCTTTTCCACCAATTTTTGAAAGTGTTAAGAACGCCTTTGTTTAGGTTTTCTTCTGCCATGAATATGAAAGTGAATGCAAAGGGAGGATGTTTTAAAAAACCCAAATAAACTTATAAAGAATCTTTAATGAAAGAGTAAGATTATCCGAAGGCAAAGGCCAGCTCTTTTTTATTTACAACAAAAAACATTCTCATCATCATAGCATCACCAATATCTGTTGATCTTCCAATATTCAATTTTATATCTTCTTTAGATAATACAGTCAAGGGGGTGTCTTTCCCGATATCTTTTTGCTTTATTTGTTCTAAATCTTCAATTAGCATTCTTTTTGATTCAACATCTATTTCTCTGTAAACTCCAATCAATCCCGCATTAACATAATTTGCTAGCTCAAACCAACACTGTGCCTTTAAATTTTTATAATTTGTTTGAAGCTTTTCTTTTTCTTTTTCTCCTAATCTAACTATTGCTCTTGAATTATTGACAAACCCTTTCACTCCTGTAAGATCCTTAACTAATCCAAAGCCCACGCCATCTTCATCTACAGCACACTTGCTTCTAGGGATTTTATATTTTTGCAATAATTCATCCAACTCATCGCGTGAAATATTATCCATTGTAATTATTTTTTTAATAAAGAAATTATCCCATATCATAATTATTGTTCTATCTCTCCCTCTACCTGCAACATCTACCGTACAATATGCCTGACCCCTTTTTGCTTCATTTGTGAATAAATCTACAATTGCATCATACTCAAACAATCTTGTCGGGTCGTCTGCATACTCCCAATTTCCATCTAAAAGTCTTGCTCTATTAATTGGATCTAATTTTTTTAGATTCTCTATGTAATGTTCTGAGATAAAAGGATTGTCATAAACACTTGCGGGGACATATATTTTATAATTCTCAAGTTTCTTCTCTGTCCATTTTTTATAGAATTCTTTGTAAATGAAAGTTTTACAAGGATTGCTCCCCATTGCTATTTTAGGAATTAATCCAAATTCATCTAGCCTATATCTCATACGAGACCTTATTATTTGGTAAGCCTGTTCAGTTATCTCAGCCATCTCATCAATGAATCCATCCGTATACTCCGTACTTCCCAAACTCACAAATTCAGGATCACTTGGGTAGAAAAATAAATCTCTTAGATATTCTTCAGATCCATTATTGAATTTAATTAATCCTGATATTGCATTATATGTAAAATCGTATCTTCCCTTTCCATTAAGTTTTAATCCCAATAATCTGCATACTTCAAAGAATGTTAATAGAGTTGATTCTTTTAGATTCTTCAATCTAGCCCTTGCAAGAAACCCCCTGCTTCCCGGATATGTCAACCTTCTAATTATTTGCCATAAACATCCTGTGAAACTTTTAGCACCGCCTGCAGCTCCTCCAAAGAATATCTCTGTGTGAATATTATCCTCTAAGGCTTTCAGCATCTCCTTTTGTTTCGGGCTTATGATCAGACTTGGCATTTTTAATCTCCTCCACAGATTTTTCTATAAGATTGAATGTTGCCCCTAGGATTCCTACTTCAAATTTATCTGCAACTATTGGCTTTTTGCCGTATTTCTCCAATAAGTCAGTAAATCCATGTTCATTCTGAAGAATTATATGACTTGCTTTGAATTTTTGCTCAACACTCCCCTTACGCAATACTTTTCTCATCTCAATTTGGATCTTCTTATTTGCTTCTAAAAATTCTGTAAATCCTTTGTCAAGCTCCCTCGGATCAAGGGTTTCCACTATTTTATGAATATCTTTCTTAATAGTTGTATGACTACAATGATATCTCTCCCCTAATCGACGATAAGAAGGCAATCCCCAAAATCCAAATTCTCTAATTAACAATAAAATTTCTTCTCTAGCTTGGGCTATAAACTTGCAGGATATAAGGAGTTATTGGCGATAGATTTTGATAAACATTCTGTTGAATCGTTTAAGCTTAATTTCTCAGAGGTCCCTGTATGGGAGAAAGATTTAACAAAAGTCAGCGCTGAAGAAAT